GCAATTCAAGATCATACTTGGGTGTAGCAATCTTTGGTAAAGGCATAATGACCTATAGATGTATTTCAGTGTGATTATTTAGAGGGGTTTATATAGGTTGTCCAGTTGCTGCATTTCTCGTGATACCATCTGAACCAGTCACTACTGCTATCCCTAGAGCAGTCGCTTGTTGTTCTGTAGTGGTCATTACTTCTCCAGTCGCGGAATCAATATTTCCTGATCCAGGATTACCATCCTTATCCCTACCTGAAGTGCTTTGGATAATATCAGACGCATTCTGTTGAGCGACTGGTGGTTCCTGAGTATTCACTTTATCGGCAGATTGAGTACCAACTGCAGGATCGGGTTGATCTGTTGGACCTATTAGTTCAGTAATAACATATCTTAAATATGTCATGGAGACAGTACACTTCAGAAGGCCCGAAGAATCATAACTCACTGGCATCGATGCCACAGAAATCGGATATGCACCGACAAATGTATACTCTAAACTATTTTTAAAATCTCTCTCAAATTTCTTTATCTTTAGTCCCTCACATCTATATTCACTCGGAAAATTCATTCTGTAATGATACCTAGTGTTTGTTAGTTCTAACCCTGAACCATCAGATCTTGGTCCAGACTCACCTGTTACAAATCTCATCCATCTTTCAAAAAATCTAATAGGAGTATACTTCTGTGCATCCACATAAAATGTAAAGTCTATCCTATCATCATACATTCTTCTATGTGCATATCTCTCAGTCACGCCAGTAATATCATTATTAATCTCGAAAGTTGCAATAGAAGAACCAGGAAGAGATGATTCAGAGCAATTAATGTTTAGGGTTTTTTGACCAACCCCATTAGAACCCACGACTCCTTCCAATAAAGTTTTAAGATTACCTGCTCCCACAGGAATCTCTACCTCAAAATGAGATGTTAATGCAGGTCGAAGTATCTTATCTTTTAAACCAACGATTTTTGATCCGTCAGGAGTCTTACCGCCATAGGTTACTTGAGTAGGCATTTATAAATAGTTTTTACCTTATATATTATGTATGGCAGAAAGTATTAAGAGTAAATACAAACCATCATACCCAAGAAAATATAAGGGTGATCCCAATAATATTATATGTCGAAGTAGTTGGGAACGCAAGTTTTGTAAATGGTGTGACTTAAACGAAAGCATCCTTCAGTGGGGTAGTGAAGAATTTCATATTCCATATATCTCACCACTCGATAAAAGAGTTCACAAATACTATCCAGACTTTATCATAAAGGTGAAGGAGAGTAACGGTGAAATAAAAACTTATGTGATTGAAGTTAAACCAAAGAAACAGACAAAACCCCCCACAAGACGACAAAGAGTCACTAAATCATACATCTATGAATGTAAGACTTGGGAGGTGAATCAAGCAAAATGGAAGGCAGCCGTTGAATTTTGTGAAGATCGAAAGATTGAATTTAAAATAATTACAGAAGTCGAATTAGGTATCAAATGAACCGTATCGAATCTATAAAGCAAGACCTTCAATCTGAGAAGAATCTTGATGATAGAATGACACTGATCATGTATGCACTGAATGATACTGTGGCACCTATACCTGAAGAAGGAAACATCTGTACCTTCAAATATTATGCAAAGACTCCAAACATTGAATACGATCAGCATCCATTAGTTGCAGTGAGTGATGTCTTTTCTTGGGGGTTTCGTGGTATAAACTTTCACTGGAGGGATTATAGACAATATACCTGGGAAGAGTTAGGAACTCAGGTCTATATTGTCTACAGAGAAGAACTTGACGACTTACTCTCATTACAATATACAAAACGGGTACTAAATAAATAAAAACCACCATATCTAATGGCATCGAAAACATCAAAACCAAATGTAGTTGACAGAGGAACTGCTGGTGGTAAGAGTTACTATGTTACTGATGTAACTACCCTTGCTAATGGTGGTGTCATGAGAGAGACATATCGAACTGACGAGAAAGGAAATAAACAAGCTAAGATTCAGACAGTTAAAGTTGATGGTTCTGGCAAAATAACAGAAGATACGGTGAACACATCTACTGCAACCATTGCAGAACAAAGAGATTTAAAAAATCCAAACTCTCAACTTAGAAATGCTATTAAGAAGCAAGTTGAAGACACTGCAACGGATCTTGCAGGTAATAATATTGATGGAACAACTAAAGAAACGATTCAGAAAGCATCATTTGGTAGTGGCAATGACTTGATAAATGATAATCAAGTTGCTGCTGCATCAAAACCAGCGGCGGGTGTTGACTTAACAAAAGGAGTAGACGAATCTAAAGATGGAACAAGAACACAATTTCCAACACTAATCCATCCAGAGGGTCTTGCCGAATCAAAACAAGATGTCATCCGATTTGATATGATGGAGTATCAACCTCAAAAATTTCTAAAAGGAAGTCAAATAGGATTTACAAGTAGAGATCCTAGTCAATTCCGTAACAGATCAATTGGATCAGTAACTCTTCCCATTCCTTCAGGAATTTCTGATCAAAACTCTGCAGAGTGGGGATCAAATTCAATGAATGCTCTTGATATTGCCAAAGCAGATATTGCACTATCAACCATGCAAGAAACAATTGATAGTGGTAATGTGATCAAAGGATTTGGAGATTCTGCAGGAAACTATCTAGATTTTATTAGACAGAATCCAGCGGGATTGACCAAAGGTATACAATATGCTTTTGGTGCCGCAGCTGCAGGTGTTGAAGCAAATTCATTACTGTCAAGAACCACTGGTCAGGTTTTAAATCCAAACATGGAACTTTTATTTAAAGGTCCATCTTTGAGACCATTTCAATTTAAATTTACATTAGCACCTAGATCTAAAGAGGAAGCACTAACTGTAGTTTCTATTATTAGATTCTTCAAGCAAGGTAGTGCTCCTATAAGAAGTAAATCAAATCTTTTCTTGAAGACTCCACATACTTTTCAACTTCGTTACCTACATAGAGGTGAGAAAGCAGATGGTGGAACTGGTTTGCATTTCAAACTAAATGCATTTAAAGAATGTGCTCTTCAAAATGTTGGAGTAAACTATACGCCAACAGGAAATTATGCAACATATCAAGATGGCACAATGGTATCTTATGAGTTGACACTGGGATTTAGTGAACTTGAACCAATCTTTAATGATGATTATGGAATGGGTAATGGAAAAGAAGCAGACGATGCAATAGGTTTCTAAAATGTCAAATTACTTCAGTCAACTACCAGATTTTGAATATGTCAGCAGACTTCCTGATTCCAGGATATCTGATTATATTCCTGTAAAAAATCTTTTCATGAGAGGAAAACTTAGGGAGGATATTTTCCAAGATATTTCAGTATTTACTAAGTATAAGATTAAAGGTAATGATAGACCAGATAATGTTGCATTTGAAGTCTATGGAGATGCTGACTTAGATTGGTTGGTTTTGACATGTAATAATATCATTAATGTATATGATGAGTGGCCAATGACTCAATTTAATTTTGAGAACTATCTGTTAGAAAAGTATGTCACTTATGATAACATCAATGCAACTCACCACTATGAAACAACAGAGGTTAAAAACACTGCTGGTGTTGTAGTTCTCCCTGCTGGATTAGAAGTTGAGTCTAACTATTCTTTTTCATTCTATGATGAAAAAGTAGAAGGTATGACTATAATAAGTTCCCCAGTTACTGAAGTAACAAATTATATGTATGAAGAGCGATTGCAAGATGATAGAAGAAATATTTTCTTATTAAAACCAAGATTCCTCAATGTAGTCAAGGATGACTTAGAAGAAATGATGGAATACAAAAAAGGTTCCACTCAATATAAGAGTGAAACCTTAAAGACTGCAGATAATATTAGATTATTTCAGTAAGTTTATATACGCTGCGACAACCAAAAGGGTCAAGCACAACTGATTGTATCTCATCATTCCTCAGCAAGTTTCTGGAAGTAGGACAGGGCATCATCTTCATCCGAGTCCGCAGACTTAGTAGGAGTGATGTCAGGAGCATTGAAATCTGCTGCAGGTGCAGGAGGCTTACTTGACTCAAAGTTAGGAGAGAAAGATCCACGTCCTTCGCTCTCGTCCTCCAGTTCCTCATCAAAGCGACGAGCAGGTGCTTTGGCACCCAGAACCATCTTCAGACGCTTGTCCAGGTCCTCATAGGACTTAAACTGATCAGCAGCAGTCAGAGCAGTCAGTGAATACTGCTTCTTCCACAGTGCTTCCAGTGCATCATCATCATCAAGCAGAGCACCAGGTGCTGCGAACTCTGAAGAATCATAGTTCCAGTAACCTGCAACCTTCTTCAGTTTCAGTTTGAAGTTGGCACCCGCCCAGAAATCAAAGGGG